ATGGCATCGAACACCAGATGCTCCAATGGCTTCAGGTAACAACCCACTGCTAAATTATAGACTGGCCCTCGAGCTTGAATCACTCGCGGAACGGCACCAAGCTTTGTGTACTTTTCAGCTTTCACAAACGGGTGCACCCAACTATCTTTTCTATCCACACCTCGCGTGGTGAACGCCACGCCTGCCTCATCGTAGATTTTCCTTTTCCGCCCGTCGTAGCACGCACTGAATTGCTCCGGTGTGTACACAAATGTGGGGGTACTGAGGATCTCTTTCTGAAGTTTCTCACTAAACTGGGAGAGAACTCGACGAATGATGTCAGCATCTTCTGGTTGTGGGCAATCAACGAATCTTCCAAAGCCATCCTTCACTTTGAAGACCCGTTCTTCGATTGCATGTGTTAATGTTGTAAGGTCATTGTTATGTACAGAGTAGCTTATCGCAGGAGAGAGCTTTAACTCCCTGCACACTCTGCGCTCTTTTCGGACGCCCCCATTACTCTTCGCCGTGACCATTCGCTCCTCTAGAGGCACTCTCGTCTGAGTGCTGGAGCCACGGTTGGTAACGAGGCAGCCCTATTGTTGTTGAACCTCAGGGACATCGACCGGCGTTCGTGCCAGTCGACCCTGGGTGAATGGGGCGTGCTTAAAACCACGTTTGCGGATCTCGATCTCGCTTGGTATAAAGCACATCGGTACAGCCGTCAATATGGCCTCCGTTATATCAGATGCGCGAATGTCAAACGCCAACTTCCCCTCTTCCTTCAACCTCGTAATGGTCCCATGCAAGAAAGCATGACAGCACGACTCATTTGCGCTGTGCATCTTACTTCTCACGTTCCAAAACGACTGCGGGAACTTGTTCTTGGCAGTATGCACAAGAAAGCTCACAAATGGTGCTAAATCCACACCATGGATGGGATGACCAACCGCTGGGATAGCTATCCCACCTTCGGCGTCCTCCGCATCTACCGCTTCATGCAGTGGCCGGTTGTAGTCCACAGTACGGGCATTGAGATGTACCTCAAATTCCTGAACTTCCTGATCCACTGCACGACCAATAGCATTGTTGTGCTCCTCCGCGGCAGCCACACTTGCAGCAAAAGCAGCCTGTTTTACAGCTTCCTGCTCTGCCACTACGGCCCTCTCGGCCGCCAACCTGTTCCGCTCGCGCTCCTCGCCAGCAAGACGCTGTCGGTTTCCCCACCAGGTCTTAAACCATGCATTCATAAACTTGGTCACAATGGCAACCAAGCCAGCAAACCCTGCTGCAGCGAGCACTCTCAAGTGCTTCCAGCCGAACTTCACGCACTGCTTAAAGATCCAGCAGATCCCTCCGACCAGCTTGGATTTCACGTTGTTACGCCAGCCCTCAACTACGGGGAGGTCTGGGTTAGGCTCTTCTTGGGCCTTATCAACGGACTTCTGTGTCTCAAAGACATCAGGCTTGGCGGTATTTCGCTCGCCATTGCGCTCACAATATGCGCAGGGATTTTCTTGTCCCTCATAAAGACAGTTGCATTCATCAAGCAACCCAGCCTTCTTGCGTTTCTTCTGCTCATTGCGTGTGAACTTTGATGCGCAACGCATGGGTACCAATTGTTGATACACACACACGCCGCCACAATCATCGCCACACTGGCAGTCACCAGCAAGATCTGAACGGGTGAACGAGATATTGTCAGATATCTGACCCAACACTCTCTCCACCTCCCCAGGTATTTGTGTCATCTGGGGGAAATCAATTCCATTTGCTACCGTGGTCTCCAACATCACACTGGAAGCTAGGCTTACTGCCGGTAAAGCAGCTCGCCTCGCAAATTCAGTTCCCGATAAGAAAAAGTGAGTTGTGGCCATGGTTGTATTATGGGTTGAATCCTGTTTTGGCCGTACCAGTAGGTAGTAATTTACCCGCCCATTTATTTCGTCAGGAATGGGATTTCCTCAGGTCGCCATGCGACCAACGCGGAATGACCGCGAAAGAACAACTCGGGTAAGTGGGGACTGCCAACATGATTGACGCATCACCCACCCTTAAACTCCCTATAACAAGCAGACAACCCATTGGCGCCGCTTAAACTCAACATCCCACTCAGACTAACTCCGTCCACGCCTGGAGAGGAGAACGCCCCCCCGGCGAAGTAGATGCCATCGCACACCTTTATGATGTTCGAATAGGCCCGCGTAGGGCAGATACTGCTGTTGCAGATTCATTACGATTATTTACAAGGTCGTAACCTAATGCTCACATTTGTCATAGAGCTCTGATTTAGAACCCCCAGGTTGTAATCTGGGGCACCCATCACTGGGTGTACACAAGGGCCCTGTTCGTCGAGTTCGGTGAGTTCGTCGAAGTTCGTCGAACCGAACTCAGAATTCGGAAG